TGGTCGACGAACTGCCGACTGATTACGATGCACGCCTTGCCCGGTCCAACTTCACCAACTTCTCATGGCGGACTATTTCCGGCTTCCAGGGGATGCTATTTCGCAAACCTCCGCTCGTTACTGTCCCCACTGGCATCGAAAGCTATCTCGCTGACATAACCATGTCCGGGCAGTCGATGGAGACGTTTGCCAAGGCGGCTGCGTTCGAGGTGCTCTCGTTTGATCGCGTCGGCATATTGGTCGATTATCCGACCGCGAACGTAGTTGGCCTGTCCGTCGCCTCAACCGAGGCGCTTGGCCTGCGTCCGTTTATGACGATGTACGACGCCAAGAGCATCATCAACTGGAAATTCAAGCGCATCCGCAATCAGATGATGCTGGCGCTCGTGGTGCTGAAAAGCTGTGCATCGGTTGGCGAAGATGAGTTCGAGCACAAGGAAGAGGATCGCTGGAACGTCCTCGATCTGGATGAACAGGGCTTCTATCGCCAGCGCGTATTCCGCAAGAAGGATAATGCTGGAACCGCAACCGACAAGTTCGAGCAGGTTGGCGATGACCTCTATCCGCTGATGAACAACGCCAAGATGGACTTCATACCGTTCTTCATCGTCAATGGCGAAGGCGAGGCTACGGATGTTGACGATCCGCCTATGGTCGATCTGATTGACGCCAACATCGCGTATTATCAGGTCAATTCGGATCGCCGCCACGGCCTGCACTTCACTGGCCTGCCGATGTTGTTTTTGTCCGGCGTGATGTTGGAAAACGGCGCGCAAATCCGTGTCGGTACGCAGGCTGCGATTACGTCATCTGATCCGAACGCAAAAGGCACATATGTCGAATTTACCGGACAAGGCTTGAACGCCATCAAGGATTATCAGGCTGAGTTGCGGCAGGAAATGGCTGTCATGGGCGCGCGTATGCTGGCCGATGAAACCAAGTCCAGCGTGGAAACATTGGGCGCGACAGAGATCAAGCGGACGGGCGAGAACAGTATTCTCGCCAGCGTTGCGGGTTCGCTGTCTGGCGCGCTTGAAGGGGCATTGACCGTCTTTGCGCAATGGGCCGGACAGACTGGCGATATCAGCTATCGGATAAACACGAAGTTCCTGCCTCGCCCCATGACCCCACAGGAATTGACCGCTCTTGTTGGCGGTTGGCAGGCTGGTGCTATCAGTGACAGCGAACTGTTCGACAATCTGAAAGCGGGCGAGATCATCGCCGATGACAAATCGCTGGAAGAACATCAATCCGAGGTTGATGCGCAGGGACCGGCTCGACCGGCTTTGGCTGCGTGAGCGAAATAAAACTCCAAGACGCCATTCTCAGGAACTCACTGCAAATCCTGCGCCTTGCTGCGGGCGAACAGGCGGCGGTCGATCAAATCATGGCCGACCTGCAGGCGGAACTGAAACAGCTATTGAACAGCCGCGACCTGTCTGCATCGACACAGCGGCAGATCAAGGCGCTCATTGTGGACGCGGAGGGCGTGATCCATCCTGCTTATGGACAGGCTGCAAAGTCGGTTGATACACAAGCCCTTGCCATTTTCGTCGCTGAAAAGACAGTCGCCATCACCGGGGAAATGATGGGCGTCACCGCGTCCATGCCATCATCTGAGACATTGGCCAGCCTGTCCAAAGATGTGATTATTGACGGTGCTCCATCCTCGGCATGGTGGGCAAAGCAGGCGGATGATCTGGCGTTCAAGTTTGCCGCACAGGTCCAGCAGGGCATCATCAATGCGGAAACGCAACAGCAGATCGTGCAGCGTATCGTCGGGAAACGTGGTGAACCCGGCATCATGGAAGTGTCGCGCCGAGATGCCCGCACGCTGGTACATTCATCGGTCATGTCCGCAGCCAATGACGCGCGCCTTGCCACCTATCGCAAGAACAGCCGCCATATCGCTGGTGTGAAGTGGCTGTCCACGCTCGATAGCCATTCCTGCAAGGTCTGCGCTGCTCTGGATGGATCAAGCTGGGATCTGGAAGGCAAGCCGATCAAAGGCACGGACTATCGGTTTCAGGCACCACCCAAACACTGGTCATGCCGCTGCGTTCTCTCCCCCATTCCCAAGAGTCTCGATGAACTTGGCTTCAAGGGCATGGATGCCAAGATCGCTGCTGCCTCGATGCGTGCCAGCAAAGACGGGCCGGTCAAGGATAATGGCTTTCAGGCATTTCTCGAACGCCAACCTGATGCTTTCGTCAACAAGACGCTGGGCAAAGCGCGGGCGGATATGTTTCGCGCGGGCAAGATCACGCTGAAAGATTTGATCTCGGCATCAGGCCGCGAACTGACACTCGAACAACTGCAAGCACACTGAAAGGACAAATACCATGGCATTCGACCCTACTGATCCCGATACGAAGGCGGCAATCGCGTCCGCAGTCGCAGAAGCAAATTCGGCCATCGAAGCGAAGAACAGCGAATTGCTGGCAGAGGTGAAAAAGCTGAAAACCGATCTGCGCAAAACGCAGGACATCAACCCCGATGAATTTGCCGCGCTGGAATCCGAACGCGACACTCTCAAAGCCAAACTGACGGCGACCGAGAAACTAGCCAAGGATGCGCAAACGGCGGCTGACAAGGCCGCTAAGGCGCTTGAGGCGGAAAGCGGCGTCACGCATCGCTTGCTGGCTGATAATGGGCTGACGGCGGAACTGGCAAAGGCTGGCATTACCGATCCTGATTATCTCGCTGCGGCCAAAGCTATGCATATCGGCGGCGTCAAGGTTGTGATCGATGGCGAAGATCGCAAGGCCATGCTGGGCGATAAGCCTTTGACCGACGCCATCAAAGAATGGGCTGCGACCGATACAGCGAAGAAATTTATTGCTGCGCCGGTTAATACGGGCGGCGGCTTGGGTGGCTCTAATGGCGGCAGGGGCACTAGTAAGACTATGACGCGCGCGCAATTTAACGCGCTTGATCCGGCATCACAAATGGCCTTTTCGAAGGAAGGCGGAAAACTAGAGGATGCTGCTGCATAATTATCGGGCGGGGGTTTTGATCCCCGCTTGACTTTTCAGTTTCAATATGAAATCTATCTAATCCGAAGCAGGGCTGCGCCCTCTTCAACTCCGGCAGCGCCGGGACCGCTCACACTGGCAGCGCCAGTTGCGGATTTCCCCGATCATCGCAACCGGAGTGCCTATCATGGCCGTCAACACAATCACGAATCTGATTCCCGATCTCTATAACGCGCTTGACGTTGTGTCGCGCGAACTGGTCGGCCTCATCCCATCCGTAACGTCAGATATGACTTTTGAACGCGCTGCTGTCGGTCAGACAGTCCGTTCACCTGTCGCGCCCGCATCATCGGCTACTGACATCACGCCCGCCGTTACGCCGCCTGACGATGGCGAGCAGACCATTGGCAACGTCAGCATGACGATTACCAAGGCCCGCCGCGTTCCGGTGCGCTGGAATGGTGAGCAGTCGCTTGGCCTCAACAATGGCGGTCCGGGTCGCTCGGCAATCATGGTCAATCAGTTCGCCCAGGCAATGCGTACCCTGTGCAATGAAGTCGAAACCGACATTGCTGCGCTTTATTCCTCGGCATCGCGTGCATACGGCACTGCTGGCACAACGCCATTTGGTACTGCTGGCGACTTCTCCGATGCGGCTTTTGTGGCGAAAATCCTGAAGGATAACGGCGCTCCTATGAGTGACGCTAGCCTGATCATTGATACGACCGCTGGCGCAAAGATGATTGGCCTTCAGTCTCGCTATGATGTTGCGGGTGACACCACCATGCAGCAGCAGGGAATTATCCTTAACAAGGGTGGCCTTGCTCTCCGTGAAAGCGCGAAGATCAAGACTCCTGCAGCAGGAGCGATGGCTTCGGCCACCACGAACAATGCCGGTTATGCCATCGGTGCGACCGTTCTGACGCTAGCGACCGCTGGCACAGGCGTTGTAGCCGCTGGTGATGTTGTCACCTTCGCTGGCGACACCAACAAGTATGTCGTTGCATCGGTGAACTTCGCTGGCGCTAACCCTGCGGCAGGTGACACTATCACTCTCGCCGCTCCGGGTCTGCTTGTTGCCATGTCGGCTGCCACCAAGGCCATCACTGTGGTCGCGGCGGCCACTCGCAATATGGCGTTCACTCGTAACGCTCTTGCGATTGCCACCCGCGCGCCCGCACTGCCGGAAGAAGGTGATAGCGCTGACGACCGTCAGATTATCACTGACCCTCGCTCAGGCCTCAGCTTTGAAGTCGCTCTCTATAAGCAATATCGCCAAGTCCAGTACGAGGTTGCTCTTGCTTGGGGCGTCAAGTGCATCAAGCCTGAGCATCTCGCCCTCCTCCTCGGCTGATACCTACGGCGGGGCTTCCGGGTCCCGCCACTTTCTCATGAAGGGGGCTTGTTATGGCAAATGCTATATTTCCAAAGTGGAAGGAAGCCCTGCTGCAAGGTTCATCCGGCAGCGCGCTTAATGGCTCAGGAACAACGGGCGTTTATGTCGCCTTGGTTGATACCGGGACATACACCTATTCATCGTCGCACCAGTTCTATTCCGACCTGTCTGGCATTGTCGGCACGGATCAGGAAATAGGCGCGACCAAGACTTTCACCAACGGCACGTTCGATGGCGCGGATGTGACCTCCCCAAGCGTTACCGGCGCGTCTGCCGAAGCCCTTGTGATCTACGTCAAGAACGCGGGCGCGAACACGACATGGCGGCTTGTTGCCTATATCGATACGAGTGTGACGGGCCTGCCTGTCACCCCCAATGGCGGCAGCATTTCCGTGACATGGAACGCCTCTGGAATCTTTAGTCTCTAGCGGGAACGGGGATGGCAATCACCACCCTTGACGGAGTACTGGCAGGCGCAAGGCCACCAGTTCCTATTACCAAGGCCGGGATCACTATGGCTGCGGCCAATGGTGCGCGCGGTTATACTCCTTGGTATGTCGGCGGCAATCCCGGCGCTTCGGTGGCGACATCCATCGGTGTTAACGGAGAGGCTGTAACGCCTGCCCTTTCGTCGGTCCGCGGCATGTTGCCTCGCACTGACCCGGTTTCTGGCAATGCGTATTTGTCGCGTTTCGCTGCCTCTGCGTCATTGCGCGGTTGTATCTGGTTAATTGATCGGTTGTGGCAGAATAGCGGGCTTGTAACGACTTCGACCACGGCTCAGGCTATTACCCCAGCCACCCTGCCATCTCGTGATGGCGCAGGCGGCACCGATGGCGTCAACGTCATGGCCGCGATGGAATGGTCTGCGACGGGCGGTGCTGGCACTCCCACCGTGTCGCTCACCTACACCAATCAGGCAGGCACTACCGGACGGACAGCATCCTTCACCGGAGTCACAACGCCCCCGGTTGGAACATTCGAACTGTTCACGCTAGCTCCCGGCGATACGGGTATCCGTGCACCTACGTCGCTCATCCAAAGCGCAACGCGGACATCTGGTTCGATGAACCTTGTGCTGTTTCGCCTCATCGCCATGCTGGACATTGGCACTGACAATGTGGGCAACTCGATTGATGCGCTGACTTCCGGCTTCCCGCGCATTTACGATGGAAGTTGCCTGCAACTGGTGCTGTTTCCGAATGCGACAACCGCGACCAATATCATCGGCAGCTATGTGGAGACGCAGGGATGACCCGCTATCCATCAGCATGGCAACGCAGCGCCCGCAAGGTTTCGCAATCGCTCTATCCGCGCGCTCTGCCTTCCAATGCACGTCCGCTGTGGGCAAACTGGGTTTTCGGAATATCTGCTCTCACCCCATCGCTACTGGCGGATGGTGACAGCTTTTATGCGGCCACGGTATCGAATGGCAGCGGCGCGCAGAGCCTGACTCCCTCGCTGCTGACGGATAGCGATACATTCTACAGCGTCACGGTCGCGGCGGGAACAGTTACACTTTCCCCATCACTGCTGACCGATGCTGATGCTTTCTACGCGGCCACAGTGGCAGCAGGGACCGTTACCCTATCGCCTTCGCTCGTAACGGATGGGGATAGCTTCTTTGCTGCGACGGTTTCGCAAGGGCAATTGACGATATTGCCTAATCTAGTTGCAAATAGCAGCCTATTTTATTCTGCGCAGATCGGTATCGAGCAACAGTTGCTTGCGCCGCTGGTCAGCAATGTTTCGACACTCCCATCGCCTTCCGTTTCCGATGGTAGCGCGCATGTCCAATATCCCTTGGCTGGCAGTGCCAAGGTCTATCAGATCGTCAACCAGACCCGCCCACTTGTTGCGCAAGAAGCCTATGAACTCGCTGGCACTGCGCCTTTCCGTCCGCTTGCTGGAACGCAAACCAGCTATCCGCTGAGGAGCGCCGCATGAGCCTCAACAGCACAGCAGGATCGGCAAGCGCAGAAAGCTATGCAAGCGTAGCGCAGGCGACCGCCCGCCATCTCGCGCTTGGCAATGATACTTGGGCGACCATCAGCAATCAGCAGATGGAAGAGGCATTGCGCCGCGCCACGGTGTTCATGACGCAATCCTATCGCTTGCGCTGGATCGGTATTCGCGCCACATCCACGCAAGCCCTTGAATGGCCGCGTTATAGCGCCTGTGTCGATGGTTATCCCATCGCTGTTGATATTGTACCTACCGACATCATCAATGCTTGCTGCGATCTGGCATTGAAGGCGGCGGCAGGCGATCTAGCCCCCGATTTGGAAAGGGCCGTTAAGCGGGAAAAAATCGGGCCAATCGAAACTGAATACGAAACCTATTCATCGCAGGTAACAAGCTATCGTTCGATCAACATGGCGCTTGCCCCGTACCTCAAAGGATCGTCAGGAATGGCGACGTTGGTGCGGACATGAAGTACACGCAAAACCGCACCAACGCGGCGGCAGTCATCGGCCGCAAGGGAACCACAGCAACCATCAACAGGGCCGTTGCAGGCTCTTACGACACCGCGACCGGCACAATCACCAACACATCGACCACAACGGCCACCAAGGGCGTTATCCTACCCCTGTCGCGCGGTATCAGCAAAGAGGCGGGCAGCAATATCCGCGCTGGCGACCAGCAACTGCTCCTGTCGGCTATTGCGAATGATGGCTCGGTCATCACGCGCCCAAATGTCGATGACACGGTAAAGATCGGGCCGAACCTTTACACGATTGTCGATGTGTCTCCGCTGTCCCCCGATGACACGGATATCATGTACGATCTTGTCATTCGCGGCGCAGGCATGAGCCAGCAGTCGATGACGGTTGGCTCTGTGATTGTCGATGTGGAACAGTTTTATGCGGCGACGGTGGTTGGACAGGAGCCAGTCAAGCGCATCGCCTCGTTCCAGAACCATGTGCCCAACACGCTAGGCAACATCACCTTCACCAACTACGCATCCCGTAAGAACGAAGTGCTGCCCAAGGCTGTTCGCTTTGTCCAGTACGAGATCAACAACTGGTGGATTTCGGCGGGTTCGCTCTCGCTGGCCAGCAACAACACCAATGATCTCAACCTGACCAACCTGTATGCCTCGTGCAACGGCGTCGTGGTCCGCTGTACCTTTGCCGGATCGTTCACGCGCATGATCGTGGCGGGCGAGGACGCCGTGCGCTGCGATCCGCTCACCGGCACGCAGTTCGGCTTCCCTTCGGACATCTTCCCCGAAGGCACGAAAATTGCCTGGACGATGGAGTTCACGCAGCCGGTCGCTGGCCACAAATTCTGCTACACGTCCGGCCTTGGCTATTCGAATGTCTATGGCGGCGGTGGATCACAGACCTATACATGGAACCCCGCCAACACGGTGATGGCGCTTAACAATGTCGGCCTGATGACATGGACCGGCACGACCCCGACCACCACGGCGGGCGGCATCGGCCATATGGGCATCACAGTCGGCGTCCCTGTTGAAAGCGACGCGCAGAGCCTTGTCATCCGTGGCAACAGCCAGTCGCAGAACGAAACAAGCTGGATACAGCAGGCCGCGTTCTCGCTTAACTGGCCGTGCCTCAATCTCGCTATATCGGCGTCCAAAATACAAGCGGGCCTTGATGACGCCCGCGTGCAGCGCATGTACGCGCTCGCCAGTCAGGCTATTATCCAGTTCGGGCGTAATGAATTCCCGGCAATGTCCGTGGCGCAGTTGAAGACCTATGTGGCGCAAGATGCAGCGATGATGCGGTCCAAGGGTGTGCTGCGCATCGGTTGCGATGACGTGCCGCCCTACACCACATCAACGGATAGCTGGGCGACCGCTGCGGGGCAAAGTCAGGCCGCAGGGTCCGGTGCAGGGTCGAACGATGACCTGTTCAATCAGCAAATCCTCTCGATTGCGGGCATCGATTACAAGACCACTCGCAACAACAACCGCGATGGGGCCGATCCGTTCAAGTGGCTGACGAATGGCGCGGCCAGCTATCCAACGGCGGACGGCAAGCATTCGTCCCTTGCGCTGGAAACGCTGAAATCAACCGAATGCGTCCCGCTAATCGGCAGCCCATCGCAGGTCGCCAAAGCCAATGCCGAAACCCTTGTCATCATTGCAGAGGTTCCGGGATCGGCGGCGCAGAAAGCGGCGGCACAGACGGCAGTTAATGCGGCTTCTTCAGCGGGCGCAAATGTCACGCGCTTGCAGGCGCGCTTGGATGCCATCACGATTACCGTGTTCTCCGACCCGATGGCGGGTCAGTACGCCGCGAACAGCGACATGCCGGTAGCCAACCCCCTCTGGACGGCTGACGCGGCTTATGTTGCGGGCGCTCTGCAATACACAGGTAGCGGGAACGGTAATAAGGTCACCAATGCTTCCGGCGGCTTCATAATCGCCCCGCAGCAGGGCAATACCGTGCAGCAGCAGATCACTTTCACCAACCGCACATCGACCATGGCGGTCATGGTGCTGGCTGTGCTGTGGCTGGATAAGGATAATTGGATCGGCATCACGGCCTTTGGGCAATCTGCTCTGACGCGCACAACCGTTTCGATTTGTCAGGCTGGCACTGTCACAACTCTTACTGATTTCACCAACGCGATCAATTCCGCGCCGGGGCAAATCTACGATCTCAAGATCAATGGCACGACGCTGGAACTGCGGCAAAACGGGACGCTGCTGGTTCCTGTCACAACCGGCGCGGACAATATTTCGTCGCAGCTTTCCAGCTTCCTGAGTGGTGCACGCAAGTCTGCCATCGGGTGCCGATCCGGCACTTCGTCAACTGGCATTGTGAGTTGGAGTAACCGCAATGTCGTTTAGTCTCGACCTCAAAGCCTTCGCTGAGAAAGCCGCAGACCGTGCCGATGAGGCAGTTGGTCGGATTGTCATCGGCGTTGCCGGTGAACTCGATGAGCGCAGCCCGGTTGGCGATGCGGTCTATTGGAAGTCGCCGCCGCCGAAAGGCTATGTCGGCGGACATTTCCGTGCCAACTGGCAGCTTGGTGTCAATAGCCTACCCATTGGTGAGCGTGCGGGTGTCGATCCGACCGGAGCGAATACGCGGGCCGCGATCCGTGCTGAAGTTCCAGATGAAGCGGCGGGCAATGTGTACTGGCTGGCAAATAATGTCCCCTATGCGGAGCGCATAGAGGATGGCTGGTCGCGCCAAGCCCCGCAAGGTCTGGTTTCACTGACCGCCATCATGTTTCAGCAGATCGTCAATGAAGCGGTCGCGGAGATGGGCAAATGAGCCTCGTCCAGATTCGTTCGGCATTGGAGGCTGCATTGTACGCCATCACACCCGCGATTGCGACGGTGGCTGAAAACGCGCCCTACACGCCAACGCCCCTGATCCCGTATCAGCAGATTAATCTCCTGCTGGCCCCTCCCCTCGATAGCGAGGTTGGCGGGCTGCTGCATACCGAACAGGGCTATATGCAGGTTTCGTTATATTACCCGCTTGATGCTGGCCCCGGCACTGCTGCCGCGCGCGCCGAATTGATCCGCTCCACATTCTATCGTGGACGCGCATTTTCCGCTGGCGGTGTCACCGTCACGATTGAACGAACGCCAGAAATCAGCCCCGCGCGGATCGAGCCTGATTTCTATGTCGTGCCTGTCAAAATCAGGTTCTTTTCACACGTGGTGCGATCATGAGCGCGCTACTGTATATGCCCCCATCTCTTGCCGGACAGAATTCGGAATATCTGCGGCTGTCCGACGCCGTACATGTCTGCAATCTCTCGCTGGGTAGCCGTTCCTGCAAGGCGACGTATTTCTCTAATCTGATCCTCATTCAATTTTGCACCTCCATGCTGGGAGCCTTTTCTCGGCACACTCAGCCCACGCCTATACGCGTGCAGCCCGTTTTCCTGCCGCGTCACCCATTCAAGGTTCTCAACGCAGTTGTTACTCTTGTCGCCATCCATGTGGTTGACCTCGTGGCGAGGGGTCGGCGGATCGCCGATAAAGGCAAACGCCACAAGGCGATGAACGAACCTGCTATATTGCACTCCTTCAACATACATTGCCGCCCTTACATATCCGTGCTTGGTGTATCTCGGTGCAAGTTTAAGATTCCGCTTAGTAACTGGTCTAACATGACCAATATTGGAAACCTCGTAGTATTTCCCAAACTCAGGCACCGGCTTCCAATTTTCAATCATGGCAACCTCCAATTCTTGATACCCTACCTTATGCCATGGTCAATTACTGAACGCAACTATTACGCAGGAGATTTATCATGATCGCACAGGGCATTAATAAACAGTTGGCATACAAGAAGCAGGCCGGTCTTGGCACTGTGGCATCTGGTTCGGGCGGGCAGTCGCTGCGCCGCGTAACGGCGAATTTCAATGTCGCGAAGGATACCTATTCTTCCGACGAAATCGTCTCGCACCAGATGAAAACCGATGACCAATATGGCATCGCCAAATCGTCTGCGACCTTGAACGGTCTGGTTTCCGGCAAGACATGGCAGGACTTCTTTGACAGCCTGTTGCGTCAGAACCGGGCATCGTTCACGTCCATCACCGCGCTAACGCTGACGATTGCCGCATCGGGATCGAATTACACTATTACTCGTTCGGCAGGCGACTTCCTGAGCGGCGGCGTCAAGATCGGCATGATTATCACGCTGGCGGGCGGTTCGCTTAACGTCAACAACACGGCTGACAATCTTGTTGTGCTTGGCGTGACAGCGACCGTGCTGACCGTGGCTGTGCTTAAGGTTGGTGGCACGCTGACGGCGGAAGGGCCGATTGCAAGCTGCACCGTCGCAGCGGCGGGGAAATCAACCTTCACGCCCACCAGCGGCCACACGAACGATTACTACACGTTCGAGGAATGGTTCTCCGACCTGACGCGCAGCCATGTCTATCCTGACTGCCAGATCGGCAAGGTTGACATTTCGCTGCCATCAACCGGCAACGCCACGGCGAACTTCGAAGTGGTGGGCTTGGGCGTAGTTACCCGATCGGGCGCACAGTCATTGACCACGCCAACCGCCGCAACATCGACCAGTGTCATGTCAGCCGTAGCAGGGGCCATTTTCATCGGCACCACTCGCTATGCCACGATCACATCGTTCCAGATGACCGTGGACGGCTCGGTTACGCAGGGCGAGGCGGTTATCGGCTCGAACAGCATCCCCGACACGCAGCGGGGCCGCATCATGGTTTCCGGCTCGTTCTCGGCGCTGCTCGACGGCGATGCGCTGACAACTGCCACCTTCGATGCGGAGACGGCCACCAACATGGTTGTCGTGCTGGCCGACTCGCGGTCTGACACGGCGGCTTGCCTGTCCTTCTCCATGCCGAACGTCAAGATCATGTCGGCGGAACTGGACGATGGCGAAAAGCAGTTGATCCGCTCGCACAACTTCTCGGCGGCTTACTACGGATCGGGCGGCGCGGCTTTGGCCCACAATGCCACGATCCTGCAAGTCCATGACACCTCGGCAACGTAATCAACCAGGTTCCCGGCGCACCCCTTTCTGCGCCGGGGACACCATGAAAGGGAATGAAATGAAAACGTCTTTTGATCTGTCTGCACTTGATACCACGGTCGCCTGCAACAAGCCGTTTGAAGTTGAAATAAAGCATCCGGTGACGGGCGCTTCGACCGGCATATTCATTACGGTGCTGGGCAAGGACAGCGATGCGTACAAGGCCAAGCGCCGCCAGTTCGCATCGGAAAGCCTGAGCGGTCGCGCCAGTACGTCACTTGATAGCATCGAAGCCAAAAACCATGACGCGCTGGTTGCCGCCACGGTTGGCTGGCGGACGGGCGATCAGACCGGGAAGGTGTTTCTTTCGGGCGAGGCTCTGGACTTCAATGCCGACAATGCACGGCGGGTTTACGAGACGATCCTACCTATCCGGGATCAGGTGCAGGAAGCGATCAACGACTTGGGAAATTTTATGGCGGGGTGACGGGGCAATTCGTCGCCTTCGCCGCCTTTCAGTTCGAATTATCCGCCCTGCAAGATGACGGGGCAACATTGAGAGACCATTTGGAAATGTATCAGGCCCGTTCAGGAAGGATGCACCCGAAAATGGCAGCGGCTCCCGCCCTGCCTGCGGGCTGTGATTTGCTGTGGGCCGATTTCCTCGATCTCCACGGCACGCGGCAATTCCGCGAACATGGCCCTGCGCCGATTACGTTTGTCGATCTTGACGCTTGGCAGCGGGTGAACCGCGTTTCGCTTCCCGCTTGGCAGATCAATGCCATCCGGCGTGCTGATGCGGCTTATCTCGCCTCTGTGGCGAAGGCGGTGCGCGATGACTGATCTTGCGAACCTCGTTATCGGCATTGACAGCACGGACGTTAAGACCGGCGTTGGCGAACTGGATAAGTTGACTGCCGCCGGGACCAAGGCGGAAGGCGCGGTTGATCGTTTGGGCGATAGCGCCGCACAGTCAGGCAAGCAGATCAAAGGCGCGGCACAGCAAGCCGCTGAATATGCCGCCGAGGTGCAGCGTATGGCGGGCATCTCGGTCGGGTCAATGGATAAGACAGCGGGCGCAACGAAGCTGGCAGGCTATCAGGTGCAAAACCTTGCCTATCAGTTCAATGACCTGTTTGTCGGTCTGGCATCTGGTCAAAAGCCCATGACCGTATTTATGCAGCAGGGTTCGCAGATCGGACAGATCATGATGCAGGCGGGCCTTGGTGTCGGCGGGCTTGTGTCACAGGTCGGTAAACTGGTCGGCGGCTTTTTGCTGGCTAATCCGCTGCTGCTTGGTCTGACCGCCGCCGCAGGGGTTGCCGCCGCCGCCGTTGGCCTCATTACATCCGAGGTCAACAAAAACTCCGAAGTCACCGTCACATGGAAGGATGTTGTTCTTGGCGCATGGGATGCGGCAAAATCATTCTTGAATGACGAACTGACCGCCGCCTTCGCCTATTTCGGCACAACGACGGGCGAGGTTTGGGATGCGGTTGTCGGCTATACCCGAACCGCTGTGAACGCCATCATCGGCTTGACGACACTTGTGCCGCGCGAGGCATTGAAGGCATTCAGCACGCTTCCTGCTGCCATTGGAGATGCATTCTTTTCCGGCGTGAATGCAGCCATCAAGGCGATTAACTGGCTGCTGCAATCAAGCGTCAATGCGATCAATTCCTTTTCCAGTCTGATAAATGAAATCCCGCTCATGGGCGCGGCTGGTTTTAAGATACCAACGCTTAGCGCCCCACAGATCAAGGAAGTCGCCAACAACTTCGCTGGCGCTGGCAAGACGTTCGGCGCTGCCATGTCGCAGGGTCTGAATGAAACATTCAGCCGTGATTTTATCGGTGAAGCCGCCGCATGGGTCAAACCCTATGCCGTTGCACGCGCCAAGGCTCGGCTGGCAACCGATGAGGACACCAAATCACGCAAGGGCTCCACTAAGGCTGCGAAAGAAGAGAGCGACGAACTAAAGAAGCAGATCGAGTTGAACGAATGGCTTGCTGAGGGTGAAAAGAAGGCGTTCGCCGAGATGAACAAACGCCTTATCGCGCAGGGCGATGCTTACACCAAGGCGACTGCCGAGGCTGAGCAGTTTGCCCAAGCGCTTAAGGACGTACAGGACAAAGCCGCGCAGGACGCTGCCAACGATCTGCTCAACACTTACATCGATCAGTTGCGCATCATCGAACAGATGGGCGGCGCTCTGGGCCAAGTTGCCGGGATCATGGAAGGCATCAAAACCGGCGACTTTGGCGGCGTAACCGGCAAGTTAGGTTCCTTCCTGTCAATTGCATCATCCAGCGTCGGCAAAGATGGATGGAAGGCGCTGGGCAAAGAACTCAATACCATCTTCGGCGCGAATGGCTCTTTCCGCGACGAAATGAAAAAGCTGATGCAGGGCGCAGCGCTCGGCAGCACCGCATCATCCCTTGTTCTTGGTTCATCCGGCAGCAGTCTTGGTTCATCCATCGGCGGTGCCATCGGTCAAAAGATCGGTGAAAAGGTATTCAAGAAGCTGGGCGACTTCGCTGGTCCACTTGGCGGGATTGTCGGCGGATTGCTTGGCGGCGTGCTGGGTGGAATGCTCAAGAAAAAGGTCTACGGCACAGCGAACGTCACTGGCGTGGACAACCTCGCTGTGGCTGGCAACAAGGGCAGCGCACGCGG